AGATACAACCGGAATTTGAGTTGTTCCTTTTGGAAGTGTAACTAATTTATATCTCAATACTTGAGTTTCATCAGGGCTTGCTTCCGTAATAGGAATAGCTCTAATTGCTGAATCGTAATAAGCCGAACCCTTTGGGTGTGCTGGCTCATATAATGTATAATCAATCTCATCATCACCCAAAGCGAACTTTGATATGTTTAAAGATTGACCGGATGCTAGTTTTTGTCTACCTTTTTTGGTAAGAACTGCATCAACTGTAATTTCGGTATTATCTAAATATGCCATTTGATATTGTTTTTAAATGCTTTTTATCTAAAATAAATATAACCATTTAGTATTTTCAATTTTAATCCACTTCAAGTATTGGTTCACCACTACCTCTTCCTGTTTTAGCCACTCTAAGAATGTTAGGATTAGTTGTAAATGTTTCTACTGGTTCTAAACCATCAGGTGTTGTAGCTGCAGTTTGTTGAGAACCTTTGAAGTATGAACGTTGTAATCCCTCACTCAAACCATTAACAAATTTGTAGTGGGTTGGTAGGTATCCATTCAAAGGTATAGATTCAACAACATCTCCGCCCGTAGCAACTACTATGGTTAGTGGAACAATAGAAATTTTATAGTTGTAACCTGTTACCGATACATCTTCGTAAATAACTTTATCACCAGGTTGTGCACCATTAACTGGCCAACCTGAAACTTGTGTTGGTACTTTATTAACGTATTGATTTTTAGTTATGTAAACATTTTGAATGCTTGATGATGTATTTCCAAATACTTCATCAAAATTAACAACTTTAGTTTTACCACCTATACTATATAAACCAAATCCTAAATTTGATAAAGAATTTCTATCCATACCAATTTGTTGAGATTGGAACGAATCGTATTCACCAGTTAATGTTTCACCAGTTGGAGCTTGTATAGCTACATCATACATTGGTGTATCTGCTTCTAAAAATTCATTTGTATTATAATCAATTAAAGTATCATAAAAAGGAGTTTCTGTTTCTAATATTGTTTTATTGCCTACATTAATTTCAGAATCCCAATTACTTATTTCATAATCAATTGTAGTTTCATCCGATGCTATTAAATTAGCATCATATGTATCATAACTAAACTCTATTTGATTATTATTTTCTACATTTATAGAAGTATCATAATCACCCCTCTCTGATTGTGGTTTATCCCAACGAGTTTTACTTCTTTCCAAAAAGTGTGGTTCAATTAACAAACCTTTGGATATTTTAGCTCTAGCTGGCGCTAAATCCGATAACACATCAAATAGAGATTTATCAATATATCTTACTAATTGAATATATTCATAAATGTTTCTATCTAACCTTTCAAAATAATATTCTCTTAGGTTTTCTAATTCAGAATAATTTTGTTTATAATCATCCGATGGGTCACCAATATAATTATCTATATTAAAATCACCAAACGCTTTTAGAATATCCATATTTAATTCTTTCATCGGAGAGAAGAATAATCCCAAACGAGAAGAATCTATTGGAGCTCTATCAAATGATTTTTTAGTTGCTCTTGCTTTGTAAGAAAGGTCACCAACTAATTCAATATCTTCAAATCTAATTTTGTTTCCGTAAGTATATCCCAATGATGGAACAGTAGCTGTTACAGTTCTATCATATGGTGTATATTGATATGGGTAAGTTGGTGCATAATGAGAATTTTGTGCATATCCATAAGATTCTCCATATTCAGTATTTATTGCTACGTTTTTAATATTTGGGTCAACAATTCTATTTTTTGGATATTCAAAATCTAATCTGAATAATAAATCTACCGTAGATGCTGTATATGAGTTACCATTTATGGCATCTGGAAATTTAACGTGATTATCAAATTTACTTCTTTCCAATGGAACTTTCCATAAACGGAATTCATCAATACTGCCCGTATATCCGTTACCACCAATTAAAATGTTTGAACCAGTTTCCCATTGATTATCATTATATAAAATGGACATACTAACTGAAGTTATAATACGTTGCCCATCTGTAGTACCTAACCAAACTTCAAATAAAGAACCAGTCCCAGCATAGTTGTATCTATTAATAGCAACATTTGAATAATATTCTGTTGATACTGGAAAATCTAAACTGCCTGTTTTTAAATCAGGTCCAAATGCGTAAATAATTGATGATACTATATATGGTGTATGCGGTCCAGATGCTGCGAAGTATGGAGATTCCGCATCATTTCCACCAAAATTAAATTCTAATTTTCCAAATGAACCAGTTGTTTGTACTAAATCTAAAGTCCATTCACTACCACTTATTAATGTTGCTTTTGAAACAATTTCAGATGGTTTAAATCTAAATTCTATTGTGGTTGGATATTCAGATGTTGATGGTGTTGTATGCCAAGGTACCCTTATACTTGCCGTTGGTGTTAAGTTAATCGCTGCTGTTCTATCATCAAAAGTAAATTCAGTTGTTCCATTTTCGGATGGATTTTGAGGTCCACCAAACTCCATAATTGTCAACATTGATTGTGGTACACCATAACAAGCCATAATAGCTTTCATTGCTCTAGCCGTACCTTTATGCTTTAGTAAATATGGTAAGTTATTTAATATTCTTCTCCAAACTTCTTCGTTTGCTTTATATAAAGGTTTAGAATATTTTTGAGTACCATCTTTGTATTTACCCAATGCATATTCCCATAAGAATTGGGAATCAAAAGCTCGTTTACCATCCCATCCCAAAGATTCCAACATATGATAAACCATTTTGTTCATCATACCCTTTGTTGGGTCTTCAGTAAGTTGTCTATTACTATTTAACCCATTTATGGCAGTCCAAATTGTATCAAAGTGGTAGCCAATCATATCTAAAAATGTTATATAATCTTTATTTTCAAAATCATCTTTAATATATTCTGGGATATTATTTACTAAATAGTTTGGATTTTCTTTATCAAATATTATAGCATCGGCAACAATTAAATTATACCACGCTACAGCATCGTTTGATGTAGATGCTTTTGGTACACCAGCTGTTTTTGGATATGATAAAGAAGAACTAGTATCTGTATATAGCCAATTTTCAAATCCATCAAAAGTTTTTTTAATTTGATAAATTGAATCAATTGTTTTAGTTGCTTCATTTGTTACAGAAATAGAACTTGTCCAATTTGAGTTTGAAATATTTGAATTTGCTAAAGAATTGTATCTAGATTGATAATTTTCTATTAATTGAACTTTGTAAAGAAAATTGTTTACCCTTTCTTCCGCAGAACTAAAATTTGTAAAATTTTCAAAAACATACTCTGAACCGCTTACATAATCTATATTAATTTTGGTTGTATCAATACCAATTTGTTCAATATAATTGTTTAATAAATCTTTAGAAGTAATTGAACCTGTTGCTAATAAATCATCAAATACTTTGTATCCGATTCCATTATCACTATCTAAAGAAAAATTAGGCCCTTTAAGTGGTGTACAATACTCTTTTAAATCGGCAATAAGTGTTGATGTTTCAATTACAGGGTTTGATTGTGGCTTTGAAATCCAAACCAATTGGTTTTCTTGAACTGATGTTGGTAACGTCTCATATAATTTTAAAATTATTGTACCTTCACTACCTGTCCAAGTTGTAATTACTTTATTGTCACCACCACCAAAATGTAATAAGTGAGTCAAATATTTTGATGAATCAGATTCAGGCTCTATTTTATCAATTTGTTCTTTAAACCCTTCAGCAATTCTATTAAGTGCAACATTTCTAGGAATTGTTAATTTTCCCTTAATAAATTTAATTGTAATTAATTCTTCTTTACCAATTACAATTTCTTTACCACTAGTATTATACGGAATTAGTTTTAATTGAAATGAAACTAACTCATCATTTTGAGAATAGTTACCATTTAATTGTTCTAATATTGTTTTAACATTAAGTTGAACATTTCCTTCTTTTGGAACTTGATAGTAACTTTCACCAGCATAAATTCTTACATAATTGGTATCAACAGAATCAAATGAAATTTTAAATGGTACGTCATATCCAACGTAATCAGGTCCTTTAAGTTCTGCTGGGTATCTAATATTTCTAATATCAGGCACTCCAACAAATATCTCATCAATAACATTATAATTTATTGTTATTGATTCACCATCACCTTCACTATTTGAAGGAACTAAAATAAATCTATAAACTCCTATATTTGTAATTGCAGATGAAGGAATTTGTATTCCAATAGGTGCTCTTTTTACAAATAAAGCTTCCGATGGTAGTATATTGTATGATTCTAAATTATCAAATTCAAATTTTTTATCGTTTACATATACTGTTATTTTTTCTAATCCCTGTCCAATATTAATAATTCCAATAGGAATATCTGCTTTGGTATTTATATTATAAACTCTATCAATATCCGAATTAGCCAATTCAATTTTAGGAATTGGTTTTAAAAATTGAGTAACTTCTCCAGTTTGAATTACTACATTATAATCAGTATCTAAAATAACTCTTCCACTAACGCTTTGCTCCAATCCCCTTCTAAATCCAATCCCAGTTTCTAATGGTACTTCTGTAACCAATGTTTCTTTACCAACTGCGCTAGTTTCTATTCTTCTAATTGTAAATTTTCCTAAATCATTAGATGAAATACTAAAAGAATCGTTTTCATTGCCTATAATTGTATTTAATCCTTCTTTTAATAAAATTGATTCTTGTTGGTTTTTTATTACATTAACTCTATCACTAAAATCAGTTGTAATTGTAAGTGTAAACGTAGGTTTTATTGGTTCAATAGGAATTTCTCTAATTCTTTTTGGTAATAATTCAAAATTAACATTTATATTTGTATCTAACGCATTGTAAACAAAATTTTGTTGAACATCATTTACATAATAAGTAACTCTCAGTTGATATGGAGTTACACTACCATATCTAATTTGAGAATAACTAAAGTTAGCACCACCTTTAAAATTAACACCAGTTGGTGATGCAACTCCTACAAATTGATTTGTTCCAGATGTAAAATCTATACCAGAATTTTGTTCGCCTGTTGCTGGATTATAGGATGGTATTGTTTGATACCCAAATAAACTACTATATGGATTTACATCAATGTTTTGTATATTAAAATTAAAAGAATCATTTCTTACTACATCAATTACATATTTTTCATTTGATAAAAATCCTTCTTTTTGAATTGTTATTTCTTTTGTACCATTAACTTGTAAAAGTAAATCACTTAACGTTATAGATAATCTGTCTGGTGTAACTTTAAAAGTATTTTCACCATTTACAAATATAGATGAGCCTGGCTGATTTGCTGTAATAAATAAATAGCTAAATTGGTCACTGTTTATTGTTCCCGGTGTATTTTGTACAATTGGTGGTAGCTGTGTTCCGACCGGAGTTGTTGCTCCACCACCCCCACTACCATAAGAAACAACCAAAGCATTTGAACCATCAATACCGCTTGATATACCAACAAGATTAGGCTCGGTGATGTTTTCAGTTACATTTGTAATTTGTGTGGTAACTGTAAAAAATTCGTTATTTGCAAATGCCGGCATTTATTTTTTATTTTAAGTTACTTTTGTTTTTATCTGGTCTTGTTCCAACTCTTTCTTTACCCAACCCATTGTCAACCACATTATAATTATCATATTCGTCTGTCCAGTCTCCGCCGCCGCCTCCAACATCACCTATTGGTTTTATTGGAACTTCTTCTTCTTGAATTTTTACAGGAGGATTTGGTGGTAAATCTATTGGTAGTATAAACTCAATCGGGTCTTCTTTAAATTTAGGTGTATCAATAATATCAATAGGTGGTAAAATTTCTTTTTTCTTAGCTTCTTTTAATACTAAATCTGCTGGAGATTCCACTGCTTTCTTCCTATCAATAACTTTTACTTCAGGTGGTTTTGTATCTATCATAACATCCGATACCGTACGTTGTGCAACCTGTCCCACCACATCCATACTTTCATCAGTCATTAAATTTTCATCAGATGCATATCTTACCACAGGCGATGATAAATAATAATCTATTGCTCTTATTACTAAATTAAAACAAAGTTCTTTTATAGTTGATTTTGAAAGTTGTAAAGGAGCTTTATATGTTTTTGGTTTTCCATAGTTTAAATCTTTTGGATTTGAAATTCTATTAGAAAATTCAAATAATGCAGATTCTACAAACTTTTTATGAATATTTGCACAAAACGCATCAAAATTTTGAATGTTAAATTCTGATTTTAATTTAAAATACCAATCTTCTGAATATTTGTTTTTAATAAATGTTGATATTAAAGTTGGATTGATTTCTTCAATAAGATTTATTGCATATGTAATGGTATCTTCTCTAAATTCACCATCTTTCATAAAAATACCGTATCTCTCAAATAAATCAGTTCCTTCCGTTTCTTTCCTTTTTAATGGTAACAATCTAACTTCGGTTCTTGATGGTGATATTTCACTTATCCATAATTTATCATATTTCTTATTACTACCAACTCTATGATTTACTAAAGTTATTTGTGTTTTAAAAATTCCATTATTGTATCCAGCTTCTTTAATAATTCTTTCAGCATCTATAAAATATTCATTTGGAAATCTATACATTTGAAATATAGTACCATCGGCTATAAGAAAATAATCTCTAATATTTTCAGTAGTCAATGGAATATATCTAACTAAACCATAATTTGATTGTGGAAGTTGATTATCATTTACATCATAAATAATAACTTCAATAGCATCGGTTTCACTAAACCCAAAAAAAGTTTGCAAATCTCCCCTTTCAAAGATTTCTCTATCTCTGGTTTGGATTCGGTATCCCTTTGTGTCAACTATTTCCTTAAAAAACTTTAGTGCCATTTTTTTACTTTTTATGCGGTAAATTTATCACCACGCATTTTTTGAATGGCTGTTGTGAATGTTATACTTCCTTTAGGTGATTTAATTATTAAATTACCTGTGTATGATTTATCACTACTTGTACCTACTCCTGCACTCGGTTTAAATCCATCCACCTCTTTTTTAACTGTTGTTACTTTAACTATTTTTTCTTCACCACCAGCCAAATCTACATTTGCTATATTACCAAATGCTTTAGCGGTATCACCTTCAAATTTAAATGATACTGTAATTTTATCTTTTGTAAAGTTTTTAAGTTGAATATCTGGTCCATTTATAAATGTACCATTACCATCATCTTTAGCTCTACCTCTAAATGTGATATCATTATATTTTTCATCACTCTTTGTCATTACTTTTGCTGCTAAATCATCCGTTACTTTTGCACCCTCTGCTTGTTTAGCTTGTTTACCAAAAAGAGTATCTCTTAAAATATCATTTTGTTCTTTTAAAGATTGATTTCTTGCAAACAATGAAACTCTTTGTATTGATTCAGCTGTTGCTTTTTGTATAGCATTTTGTAATTCAACAATTGTAGATTGTATTTTTGAATTAGTTTGAGTAGCCTGATTTTGTGCTGCTGCAGCTAATAAAGATTGATTATCTACATCAACTCTTAAACTTTGAGTAGTAATTTCTAACTCTTTAACTTTTGCTGATAAATCCAATATTACTCCATTTAATACTGCTATTTCAGCATTAAGATTTATAATTGATTGTGTTGCTTCATTCCAAATAGAACGAAGTACCATATCAGGTAATTCAGGAGGTCTTACAGGAATTAATTCAAATATAGTGGTATCAATAGATTTAATAAGTTCTTCATTATCATAGCGTGGCTTTACCAGCTTTGCAGAAGTTACTCCATCCTTTTTATCAACCTCTTCAAAATAGTTTACGCCGGCTAAATTTTTTGGTTTTAGTCCTAAAGAACCACTAACCATAATTTTACCAACTAACTCTTCATTTTTTAATCCTTCTTTTATCATATTATAAAGAAACAGTAAAGTTTATATCATTATCAAAATATTCAACAAAACCATTTAATTCTATTTTAAATTCAATTTTATAAACTCTATTAACTTCCCAATTTTTTAAATCTAATTTAATAAAGTTTCCATCTTCATCACAACTTACTTTTGAAAATTCTGAAAAGGGAATTATAATATCGTCCGAATTTAAATCTTTTATTTGATAATATGTTGTTTTTGGTAAATACTTTGTTACACCATATGCAAATTGATTTGTAAACGTTTTTAATGGATACAACTCTCTAGCAAATATTCTTAACTTTGGTTGGCTATTAAGCTTGTATTCTTTTTTAAGATTACTTACTCCGATTTTTACACTTTCTATTTCAATTGCTGCCAATGAGCCCGTTTGAAAGGATTGGTCATCCCAACCTATTCTTATTTTTGGTTCATGTATAGTATGAGTTTCTTTTGAGAAAAATTTTATAATACCATAATCTTTAGTATCACCTTCATTTTCTGCACTATATCTTAAAATTATACCATCGTTAGGAATTGAACTAGAAACCCAAGCCTGAACCATTGGTTTTACATTCATCGCAACATCTGCTGTTGTATATGAAAATCCTTGCTGCGCTGAATAACTTGTGTACCAAGTTCCACCATATCCTAAGTAAGAACCAGTTGAACCGGCTGCAAAGTTTGGAATAATACCATCAGTTGTAGTATCACCTAACCATCTAGTTTTACTATCACCCTCTCTATATTTATATGTTACACCACCAGTTGATATATTATCAAATCTAGTACCAATACCCATTTCCCAACTACCACTTATAGCATTTGCATACAATGTATAATCTAAAGGTATTTCTTCACTTTGAGTTTCTCTCAATATTAATGTAACTTCATCTAATTTAGTGTTATTATCTGATAAAGATTTTGAAAGATAAGATAAATCAAATTTTATTAAAACTCTTGAATGGTCTCTTAAACTTCCATAATAAACTTTACTTACTTCTAATATCTCATCTAGTCCGGTATTTTGGTCGGGCTGTTGTAAGTATATACTTGCATCTTTTGATGCTGTTAAAAATTGATACATATTATTTTACCCTCCCTTTAATATCTGCGTCTGGAAACTTAATTTCAAAAACCGATGGGTCTAACGATGGATAAACAATCTTACCTTTAGTTGCTGCTTGAATATTGTAAGAGTTTGTTGAATAATTTCCACCACATTTATTTTCTATTTCTAACATTGGTACTGATGAAACTCCCTCAATATTTGCTATTAGTAATTCGACCTCACTCAGATTAATAGTTTGATTAAATGTCCAATTATCTATTGAAAAATAATTTTTTAATGCGGTTATACAATTTGTTAAAACTTCACTTTTGTTATAATTTTTATATACAATTATTTCAAAATTTAATCCTATATTAATTATAAAACCATCAATTATATTTACACCATCTGTTAATATTTTATATTCAACTAAATAAGTTTTTAAATTTTCTTTTACAGCTCTATTTAATTCTGTCAAATTACCGTTATTATTATATCCTAATAAATAAAGATTTATTGCAAACGGATTATTTTTTTCATTTTCATTCGATGTTTTTCCAATCAAATATTTTTGAATTTCTTCTTTTATAGTTTGTTCATTTGGTTCTTCAGCATCAGGTTTATTTACAAAACTCAATACCAAATCCGTAAACTCTTGTAAAGATTTTGGAGATGCTAATATAGATGCCGGTGAATTATTATCCAATGAACCATCTGCTGTTGCAAATGCTTTTGCTATAGCTCCGTATTTTGCAGGCATTGATAATGCTCTAACCTGATAATCTTTTGCTGTTACTGCTCTGTTTTGAGAACCAAAATTAGCTAATGCATTTTGTCTTATTTCTTCAACCGTCTCACCACCTCTACCACCAACTGCAGGTTCATCATTATCAACTGCTACAGATGATATTACTGAATTATATACTCCTCTTTCAGCTGCTGAATATTTTTGTATATCATTTTCAAATTCAATATTGTTTAATGAAATTAAAGTATTTTTTGGTACATTTGATTCAATACCACCACCAACTAAATATCTAACTGTAATTGTGGTATTTGATGGGGATGTTCCGTATGTTTTTGTTTTTAAAAAGTTAGTTGGGTCAAAAGATTCTTCTAATCTATTAATAGAATTTGGTAAACCCAATCCAACATTTTTAAGATTTGGAATGAGAAGTTCATCAGATGCCGATGGGTCACCAGCACCAAATTGTATAGTTGTTGAACTATCAGAATTAACTTTTGTTACAAATCTTTTTGGAGTCTTAATTGTTTTTAATATATAAGGAACTGTTGATTTAAATTGATATAAATCAGAATCCATTGCTTCAGTATTTGGATGTTGTACAAAAACCATCTCTTGAGCTAAGTAAGGAACTTCATAATATTTGTTACTATTGGAATCTCTTATATCTAAAATTTCAATTATATTTGTTTCTGGTAAATTTATTGTTTGAAATGGTTGATATGTCCCAAATGTAAAAGAATTTTCAACTATTGTTGCCGATATGGCTTGTACATATTTTTTTACAAGATAAACTAAAGGTTCTCCTGTATTACCATCTGTTTGATAAACAATTATTTCTCTATTTTCACTTTCTGAAAAATCAACTCTATCGGTTGTTCTAAAAACAATATTATCACGAGAAGTTTTTATTTCTGTCCCTTCTTTTATTTTTAACAAATAGCGTGTATCAATTGTATTGTTTATACCCGTACCAACTGCTGGTACTAATTGATAAACTGATACTGTTACGATTGCTGGTCCTGTTACTTTTGGCTTATATCCTAAATATTGTGCTAAAGCTAAAACATTTTTTGTATCTTCAGCGTATAGCATCATTGATTCTTTTAAAGAATCATCAACATAATACGATAATACATCACCAATATAAGATGCCATCTCTATAAACATCATACCAGGAGATGCTTCACTAAAATCAGAATACGTCTTTGGGAAATAAATTTTAGCAAACTCTATAAGACTTCCTCTAAAGCTTTCAAAATCCTTATTAAGATATTTGATATCTTTTCCTTTATTTTTAAAAATTTTATTTGTAGTTTTGATAGCCATTTTTAATTTTTTTATATAGTAAAGGTTACATTTTCTAACTCAGCGTTATCAACAATTGAAAAACTTAAAGATACATCTATTGTATTTCTATCTCTTAGTTCATCACTTATGTCAATTACCAAATCTTCTATTACAACGTATGGTAACCAAATACTAATTGCATTTTCTATTTCACTTTGTATTCTTGTTTGAGTATCATCATCTATTGGTTCAAATAAAATTGATTCCAATCCTATACCAAAATCAGGTTGCATTATTCGTTCACCTCTTTTTGTTTTTAATAAATTTACAATATTGGAACGAACTTGTTCTCTAGTTGTATAAGATTGATTAAAGGCTACATTTGTTATTTGAATAGGTAAAGTAATTCCTATCGCATAATCATTATACGTTTCGGTGTCCTTTACTAATTTTTGACCTAAAATTATAGCCATTACTTCTTAAATCTTTTTACAAGCTCAGAATAATCTCTATTCAATGCTTTGTCTAATTCAGCTACACCAGTTTGAACCCCCAATCCAGTCTTTTGAGGTCCACCACCAGCGAAATCACCATAACCCATTTTTTCAGCAATTGCTGTTCTACCTACAATTGAACCCATATCCCCTTGTCCAAAACTTATTGTTCTATAACCACCATCATTTGATACTGCGGCTCTAGTTTCATTTAGGATTTGGTTAATCATTGGGTTTTTAGTATAAGTTTTTTGTTCTGCTAATTTAGGTTCATCATCACCTAAAATAGCCTTAGCCATACTCAAACCTGTATTCTTAGGTTGCTTTTGTTCGGCTAATACCTTTTTCATTTCAGCCCTTACTGCTTCCTTAATTATACCAGAAAGTTGTTGTTTAACTTCTTCTTTAACTAAGATTTGGATGGCTTGTAATAATTTATCAGTATTCATAAGTCTTTATTTGTTATGTTTATAAATATTTAGATTGATAATTTTGTGGATTTATAACTTATGTGAGTATAATCTAAAAAATTCTGCAGGCATTGCAGAGTGTGCAATTTCTTTTTTTAATGCAGAACCTTGCATTTTTGCAGCTGCTTCAACTTGTCTATCCCCAACACCAGCATACTTACCAGCCCAATTGTTGTTATTGTAAAGCATCACTACGTTTGACCAATTAGTTGCTGTTGTAACATGTGCAGCTGTTGTTGATGGGTCTATTAAACCTGTAAATGGTACTGTCCCAGCAGCTTTCCATGCTTGCTGTCCGCCTGCCGAAAATCCACAAACCGAACCTATTTTTATACCTTTGTATTTAGCCTGTATAGTTTCTAATGGTACAGTATACGGAGCTATAACAATCTTTTTTGAATTTTTAAGTGTTTGTGGAATTTGCAATGCCATCCAATTTGGTGTAGCATAATCAATACCACCCCAAACTATCATAGCAGGTAAATCTTTTTCTATGTTATAAGTAATAAATACACCATCTCCTGCAACCTCATCACTTCCGGTAAATGTAACATAATGTCCCCAATATTCCCAATGCCACATCTCATCAGTACCAGAATTATCTGCTAGACGATATGGATTATACCAACCATACTTAGCTCCATTATTTGACATCCATCTATAAAGTGAAGATTTTTCCCTTCCAGCTTTATTTATTTCTGGACTTCCACTACCATTAACTTGTGCCCATAATTCTGAAAAATCTAATGCCATACCCCAGCCATGTGGTGAGGAACCAGCTTTAGCAACAGTACTTCCGCTTCCTAAACTTTTTTGATGTTCTAAATCTCTATATGCAGAACTTACTGTCCAACTTATTTTATCTTTAAGAGCCTGTTCTTTCATTTTGAAATATGCATTTGCTGCATCAGGATGTAATAAATACCACCCGCCTTCGCCTTTGTATTTATATCTATCTTTTGCTCCCTTTTCAACACCAATCATTGCATCTAGCGGTATAAAAGCATTTTTGTATTTTTCTTTAAAATCAGGTGCACCTGGCATTGCTTGTTCACCAACTTTTCCATAAATTTTTGGAGGAGGTCCCCCATCACCACCACCTATATTATCATCAGCGTGAGTACCGGTACTTTTTACTACAAATTTTTTTGGAGTAAATTTTGGTCTAGGAAATGTTGGAGGTGGTTCAACAATTTCTATTGTTTTTGTTTCTGTTACTGTTAAATCCACACTTGGTGTATAATCTCCAAATTCAGATTCAGGAACAAGAGTAGGGTCAGGCGTATGAACCATATCATTTCTTTCAGCATGTTCCTCTGCTTCTTTTCTTTCAACAGGAGGTGGGTCATCGGTTTCAGCGGTATCTTGTTCTTCAGCTGTTCCCAATTCTTCACTTTTTCTAGCTCCAGCTACGTTATAACCTTGCCAAGTTACAATACCAGGGGCAGGTGGTGGGCCTGGCGGATATAATGCTGTTACATATACTAATCCACTTACAGTTGATAAATGCCCTTGTGCATAGGTGATAAAGTCATCAACTATTATTCCCGTATTTTTTGTTGGGTCTATTACTGACATATTATACTTTTCTTTCTGGAACTTCTCCAGATGTTGTTACTGAAGCTCCCGGTGGAATTACATATCCGGCAACTTTTCCCATATTTGGAGTTCTGGCAAAACACCCAACTCCATTGTTTGTAAAACCACCACCAGAAGTATTTCCTTCTATTGTTGTTATTTTTCCGTTTACTACAGAAGCAACAATACCAATATGGCAATATCCATATTTACCGCCTGTATATATAACAGCTGCTCCGATAGCTGGTGTTGTTGACCATAATCCATTTTTCTTAGCCCAAGGAACCCAATTAGGTACGAACGGTCTCCAAAAATTAATATCTTTTGTAGCAATTCCAGCTTCTAACCACCAAGTACCAACTGCTGATGCGCACCAAAAATGCCCATTACCAGCTTTTTTTAGTTGTGCTAAATTATCTATTCCATTTAATTTATGCATTTGGTCAATTCTACCAAAAGTACCTAATGGAAGACTACCATTTGGATTTGATGCACCACCCGTATTTAAAAATTTACCTTTTGCATCTCTACTTTCCATCACTCCAATGTCTGCCGTTGCAGCTGCTACTATTCTTTCACCTATAGCGCCAGTTGAATAAGACCTATCTGTACCATCATAATTACCATTACTATATTGTGTATCGGTAATTGTTACAAATCTTTTGGCAACAAATCTTGGTTTTGGTGTAGTTGGTGGAATATCAACTATTGATAAAGCTTGTTTTTCTTCTATTTCAAATTCTAATTTTGCAACATAATCTCCAGCGGTTTCATCACCTGCATCTGCAGCTACTTTAGCATCTGCCAATTCTACTTTTCTTGCTTCTATAGCTTTATCATCTAAAATAAATGCTTCAGGTGGTGGCGGTGGTAAGTCAGCGTTTACAACAGGCTGCCAACTACCTGCATTTGTTACTATATTTTTAGTTACTCCTATATTTTGTGTAGCTCCTATTGCTGGAATTTTTGGTATTGGAAATTCATTTAATTGTGCTCCATTCCAATAAGCTAAAACACCCTGCCCCATTTCCCCAACTAAATCATATCCACTTTTAGAATTTAATCCTTTTTGAAGCGCTGCTTTAAATAAATTTTTCATTGCTTCAACATTTCCTTGCTTTATAGCAACTTTGTTTACAAAGTCTCCTCCTCTTTTTATAGCAGAATCATATTCTGTGGCATATAGGTTAGCTATCGTATCTATATCAGAAATTCCTTCGGGGTTATTAGCTACATTTAAAATATTTTGTTTAAAAATTTCCCAAGACATATTAAGATGTTGAATTTAGTTCACTTAGTATTGTTTTTAACTTAGATTTAATGTTATTAAAAGCCGGCAAATTTTCAGGTCCTATTTTTGATGGACCCGATGGTGTTAGGTATTGTTGTTTTAATATTGCATCAATTAATTCAGTAAGTAAATCTACTAATTTATTTCCTTTTACTAAAGGTTCTAATTGTGTATTACCTAAATTTATCTTTCCATTTTTTGTATTTAAATTAATATTTCTATCATTTGTTGTTACATTAATATCAGCTCCCACATTAGCTTCTATACCTAATGCATTATCTATTGATAAAGCACCATCAGAAATGAATCCATAATTTTTTTTAGAATAAAATATCATTTCTGAATTTCTTGCCGATAATATAATTCTACCAGAATTTATAAGAATTTGGTCTCCAATTAGTTTATCAGGGTATCCAGCAAATGAATCAGGAGTTTTTGAAAAATCAGATGTTCCTTTATCATTAATAGTACCAGGCACAAACCCCATTTGATATTTATCAGATGTCATAGCTATAATACTACCATCTTTGTTTAAATCTTCTAAAGTTGTTTGTTCTATTTTATTTTTTCTTGAATTTGCATTTTCTCCATTTCTTATAATTGTTGTTGGTGAAAATTCATTTTTATCATTATTGTATGCTGAAAATCTGATTGATTGTCCAAAACGGCTTTCAAACAAAGAATCACCCTCATATAATTTTAATTTATGAATTCCTGCTTGGGTTTGAAAATAATCTCCAAATCCATCATACTTAGAAGAATTTTGTTGGTTATTTTTTGGTTGTGATGTATTTTCTATTTCTTTATACGATTCGGTTCTACCCGATGAATTTGCATTTTCACTTGGTTTATATTTCTTTTTTATATATTCAGGATCTGCAGAAATATTTGGTGTTAATTCTTCTGATATTCTCTTATATAATGGAATTCCAGTTCCTGTCTGAAGTATTTCTACAGTTTCATTTCTTACGGGTAAACTTTTAAAATATTTTTCAGATGGATATGCAATTGGTAAGTCTTTGTCACTATCTGGTGTACCTCCTGTATATCTAAATTCTATTGCTCCAATTAATTCTGTTGTTTTTTGCGCATCTGAATTTTTTATTCTTGGGTGATTTTCATCTAATATTACAGAATAAACTACACCATTTCCATTTTGTGTATTTTTTCTTTCGTTACCCTGTGTGGCTAAGTTTGCTGCAATTGTTGAATTTGTTAAACCCATTTTACTTTATTGATTTTTTTAATTCATCTAATTCAAATTCTAAATCATCTACTCTTTCTACTTCTTGCTTAGTTTCTTCTAATTCTTTAAGAAGTTGATTTTTTTCAAATTCAGTCAAGAATCCATCCTGTCCTTCGGTCTTCTTTTCTGCTGCTACAATCTTTTGTACAATTGATGCTAATTTTACTAATTGGTCATCATTCTTTACTGAACTATCAATTAAACCTTGCAATATCGGGCCTACTGATGCTACATCGCCCGCATGTTTAATCATTTTCTTTAATTCTTCTATTAAAGAGCTTATTTTTTGTTTTTTAGAAACCTGATTATTGTAAATGTCCTCAAATAGAGAACTCAGATTCTTTCCTTTGAATATTTCAAAATCTGTTGACATACTTTATTATTTTGTGTACGTCTATAAATATGTATAATGAAAAAAGTGGGTTTATTGTTCTATCACCTCAATTTTTATCTTTGGCTGATAATCTTTTGGTAATTTGTTAGTAATACCTTTGAATTCTTTTACTTTGCTCTTAAAATAAGTAATTTGTAAGATTTTATCAGTAAGATTCATTACAGTTTGCGAAGATGTAGACATTTCTGATGTATCCCTTTTCATATTAAGTTGAGGTCTCTTAGGAAAGAATTCTTTTCTCATTGCTGCTGCTATTTCTTTCCAATCTTCAACTCTATCAACTGATTTTTCGGCTGATATCTTTCTCATTTTTGATGATAGATATTTTTCACCATGCGTATAA